AAAAGTAAAGACTGTTAGTCCTGAGCAATTATATATGCAACTGCATGATACAGTCAAGAAGAAAGGTCAGATTAACTGACCTTTCTGGTGGTTTCTGTTACGAGGTATTTCCTACCCTAGGCTGCGTTTAGGCTGCTAATTCCGAGTGGCAAACTGGTGTTGCAACCACAAAAGGAAAACCAAATCCACAAGCAGCAGATAATGCTCGCAAAGGTGCTGCTAAATTATCTTCCAAAGCAAAAGGACGAACTCGATTATATAGAGAGGACGGTAAATGGACTTGGCAATACCCGTAAAAATAGGGACCGAAGTCCCTATTGCTATTTTTGGTAACAAGGTATAACTACCTCGCCTTCTGGGTGCTTACGCAGCCATTAGGAATTTTTCATCATTTGCAGATAAAGGTTTTGCTTCTACGGCCGAGTCTCCCCAACCCTACGGCTTCTGCTTTGCCGAGCTGTCCACTTCAATACTCCTGACCCAATCGATAGCCTGGTCACCCCCACCTAAATATACCTTATACACTTAGGTGGAGGTGGCGGGAGTCGAACCCGCGTCTTGAATCCATTTTTATCGGCTTCATACAGCAATAACTTTTAGATCTGAACCACGGTCCATTTTGTTGTAAATGGTTTGCCTTCGGCCTTGTGTTTCAGTATCTTTGCAAACTCTTTTTTACGGAGTTTGTCAATGGTTTCTGTATCGTGGTCAAAGCAAGCCTTGTACAAACGTGAAACCAATTTCTTTTGTTTCATAGCCTACCCCTCCTTGACAGTTATTTATGCAAATTATACAGCATTGTCTGTTGGTTTGTCAATGGCCAACTTGGTCACAATGTCATACACTTGAGAATACACGTCAGTAATTTTGGCCAGTTGTTCGTCGTTGACTTGTGTTTCAAAATGCACTAGATCTCGTGCTAGATTTTCTTGTAACTGTTTGAGTTGATTTTGGTCATGCATGCTGGTATCCCGGATGGATACTGTTATTTAGTAGCGGACCGATTGCCTATCTGCCGGGGAAAATTCCCCATTTCTCACAAATGCAGTCAAGATTTGCTTGGTGCCGGCAACAACTGTTTCGCCCTGATGCACCAGGGGATTGGCAACATCATAATAATACACCAGCGCACTGCCACGCCTTGGTTGAATTCTTAAATTGAATTTTGGAAAATAAGTGCAACCACCTTGAAAATCGTCATTGAGGTACATGATCATGGTGGCAATTCTTTGAGTCTGGAACCCATCGGTCAAGTCACTGTGGCAATCAAAATAGTCACCACTGCTGTACTTTACCAAGGGCATTGGTTCAACATGATTCAGTGCCACATTGAAAAATGCAGCCACTCGTTGAGTCAAGGAATCAAAATAGTCATCATGGCCAAATTCAACCCGGTGAGTCATGCACCGTCTAATAGGACTAAGTGCCAACTCACCTGATCTATGACGCATTCGTCCGGGCACAAGATCAAACTTCCAGTGCATGATCAGTTCAGTTTCCTCTGGACTCAACCAGCCATCATACTGTGCAATCCAAGGTTGACTGCTGTGAATCTGACTGGGAGACCAGGTCATGATTCGTCCGAGTCCAGTACCAACCAGCCCAGACGAAACAGGTCTTGCTGTATTTCGTCTGTGACCACACCCTCGCCCACATAGGCCTGACATTCAAGATGGTATTCTTTTTGGTCTTCGGTCAGCTCGGCAAATTCTTGATCACTCAGTGGGCCTCCGCGTATGCCCGAGCAGTACCATTCAATGTAGTCGCCCTCTTCGCGCATGTCGGCCACAATACCACCAGCATAGCGCCAGCTACAACTCCAGGTCTGACTCTTTAGCAAGGGCATGACTTCGTTGCGTTGGAAATCTCTGTTGCACATGGCAGCATAGAGATTCTGTGCATACACATGACTGCTACGTGTTTTGTCCAAGATCCAGTCAGTGGTTCTCAAGTCCCACTCAAGATTGTTTTTTTGCCACTCGGGATCTTGTTCCCGAGCCAGTCGATCAAAGTCCATGTCTTCAAACATCTTGATGTAGTCCTGATTGAGGTCTTGGTTGTTTTCTTTGCACCGTTCAAGATACTTTTCTCGTTGAAAGGTATTACGCCCGGGACTGCTTGAAATTTTTGACATCTTCTACAGCCTGTTTCAAAGTTTCTGCATAGTTTAAAGCCTGTTGTTCAGTCATGATGATGCTGGCTTCATACTCCACATAACCCTTGGTAAGTAAAGTCCAAATCTTTTGCCAACGATTCATGCTCCACCATTTGGACTTTTGAGTTGTATAAGTTGTAACAGTAACATTACCCTCATCAGCTTCAACCCACACATTGTGATCATGGTTGGCATCAGAACATTCGCACACCACCTGATAGGTCACGGCATTACCCCAGCTGTTGCGTTTCAAGATGCCTTGTGCTGGTGGTTCCGGAGTCATTGCAGTCGATCCCCACGGTCTGCACCGCGCATCAAGGCCTCTACCACATCCGCGTCACCACGGGCAATCAGCTCATCAATGTCCACGGGACGACTGCGAGCCTCAAGTTCTTCAGGTGTCAGGTTGGCAAACATGTCAGTGATCTCTTTCATGAGCTCATCAAGCTCTTGTTGTGTGCCTTCAAAATCGTCAAATGCACCGGGCGCAAATTCAACTTGCAGTGGTTTGGTTTGTTCACTCATCATGATCCTTGTGTGTTAGATCTATTATACAACGAAAAGGGATTTGCTGTCAACAGTTCTTGGTTGATTTTGATGTTGTGCTGTATTCTTTCCAACTGTTGAGCGGTTAATTCTTTGTTGTGTAATTCTTGGTACAGTTGATGCACAAACTCCACAGACCATAAATCGCTGTAGTTTATGGTGCGATCAAATACACAACCTTGGTATTTGCCTTGTAACTGCTTTACAAGCCAGTACCTAGAGTGAACAGTTTGCCAGCTTAGATCAGCGCCATTTCGGTGTTTGTTGAAATTGAGCCAGGCCACATCCCATGCCTCTTGATCAGTATTGACCCATATGCACCAAGAATACCACCGTCTCAGGTGAGCCGGAGTGGTAACAGGTATTCGTTTATATATCGATGGGCCTAAATCATGAATTTTGTCACAGTGTTGGTGATGCGCCAATGGTTCGATTGAGTGTTGCTGCCAGGTGGTTTCGAGTACATCGCCATAGAGTATGCTGGATAAAAAATCCCCCCGAGCACCAGGCACAAAAACAAACAGAGGCATACAATCATTTTTCATAACATAACTGGTCCGGCGTGAGGGAATCGAACCCCCATAATGACTTTAGAAGAATCATGTCCTATCCATTGAACGAACGCCAGATGTTTGGTACCTCGCGTGGGTAATGCTCCCACCCCGACCGATTATGAGTCGGCTGTTCCCCTGTAGAACTTGCAAGGCGATTAATCTACTTATTATACGATAAATTTCTTAGTTGGTCAACCGTAAATGTGTTATTTCGAATATCTTTAATCGATTGCTCTCGAACTACAAGCAATTCTTTAGGAAACTGATTCCATTTTGCCCTATCCCTGTCAGTCTCAAAACCCTTAACTTCAACATACCAATCTGTAGATTCTAAGTAAAAATCTGGGAAATATGTCCTCTCCCCGTTCCAGTGGTAACTAAATCCTTCAGTTGCTCTTTGTGGATTTAATCCTGCACCCTTTGCCCACAAGTAAAAATCAACCTCCCATTGCCCTTGAAATTTAATACCGTCTACTATAATCTGTTTAGTTCTTCCTCGGTTAGAAGAAGTATACGAGTTTGGATTATTTTCAACTGCACGTTTCATAGATGCCGATAACTTACGTTTTGACTCTTCGGTGTGCCCAAATGTGCCATTACGTTCCTTGGTGGCTAATATTTTTGCTATTGTCGCATCGGAGAATGTTGGAATTGATCTACCTTCGTCTCTTGCTTTAGAAAATTGATTACGTCCCTTTTTCCCAGTATTCCTTGGGTTAAATTTAGGAACACTAGCAACCTTAGGTAGGCTACATTTTATCTGGTGCCGCTCTATGTTGTTAGAAGTAATTTCCTTACTGCAATGAATACAGGTAATCTTTGTCTTGTTCATGCATATATTTATGCCAAGTTCACTGCTTTACTAACTGAACTATAAATATTTCACAGATTAGTGTCAACTGTTCCGTCTGCCAAGTGATCCTGTTTGATTTCCCTAACCGGATGCCCTAAAATACTAGCGATTGAGTTTTTGTAGGCAATGCGCTGGTTGTTGTGATCGCGAATGGCAATGGCTCGTCGACCAATTTCCTGGAGACTCAACATCTGCTCTACTCCAGATTTCAGTTGCCATTCTAGGTCCCAGATGGCATGGTGGATGTCGGTCATGGCCTGAATGTCTGCATCCAGTTCTGGGCTGTGCGGCAGTTGTTGATACTTGTCCTCGTACCAGTCAAGTTCAACTTGGTTAGCACCCATGGTGCGAGCATGTTTGACTCGTGCAATGCACAAGCGATCAATTAATTCAAGTACAGGTAAAAATTCCATGAAAAGTCTTTCTTTTGTGAGTCAGATACTTATTGCACTGGTCAATGCCACTGGTTTTTCTCATGATCCCAGTGCCGATGGTCATAGATCATGAAGTGAATCTGGTATCCCAGCAACCCAAGTGCCAGCTCTAGTCCGGCATGATCTTGACCATGTGTGACGTTCAACATCAATTGAACCATCACTGGCTCACGCAGTATTTCCAATTCCCAGTGCTTGTGCGGCACAGGCAATGTGCCGTGCTGTGACCACAGATTTTGAAACCGGTGACTCCAGGGATTGCGGATGTTGAAATCAAATGTGATCATGCCAAGCCTGGTCAATAGATTTCTTTGATGATGTCATATTGATCAGCGGGCCATGTGGCTTTGAATTCGTCTGACTTGACATATTCATTGTAGGCCTTGGCATCAAAAAACATCTTGTGGAACACAGTTTTAAACTGTCCCTTGGGGTTGATTGTTAGATAAATGGATTTTGCTTTTCCGGCCATGATGGTTCCTTTGTGTTAATGTTCAATTTCAAAAGTGTCTAGCAGTTGTGCGCCAATGTTCTTTCTACCCTCATGCTCCATTAGTCCAGCAGTGAGAGCACAATCTCTAACAATCAACTCGGCGAACTTTTCTTTACTGAAGACGAGTTCTCCATCCGATTCCACAAGACTCTGTGCGGCGAATCGTTCTAACATTGGTATCTTTTTCATATATTTCCTAATCCTATTCTACTATAACCCAACTTACTCTTGATATCTTTACGGTCTTTATTCTTCTCTGGTTTCCACGCTCTGGGATCAACTGTTTCGCCAGTAAGCACATAACGAAAGTCTGGATCATAAACCATATAGCCCAGTTTGTTCCATTTGATTACGCCGTCATCAAAACGAAAAATACATCCACGGCACATACAGAAACTGGCACCGTTGTCACTCATTACATTGCCATTGACTGTGCCCACATACTTGACCACATTGCCTTTATGTAATTCTCGCAAGGCTTCGAAATAGTCAATCATTCTTCAACTCCGAAATTTTGTTTAATAGCATCTGCTACATGCGGGAAATATTGTGATGAATGGTCCATTGAATCTATTAATTTGGCACATTCCCGAACAATCAACTCGGCGAACTTTTCAATATCAAAATCTTCCCTAAATTCATTGTCCCAATCGGCTTGATGAGCAAGTAGTTTAATTCGTTGGTTCATTCTGTAAACTCCAAATCCTACGCCATACAATTTCAAATGTGTTGGGATTCAGCATGACTTCCCAGCCCCGGGGAATATGTTCAGGGAACAGACTTGTTTTGCCGTTGCTGTGTTTGTATAGTTTCACTGTTCAACCCCAGTCTTTTTTGTTGCCACTGGCTTCGTTGTCTCGATAGCCGGCCATGTATTCTGCTATTTCTTCGTCGCTGTGCGCAGCCATGCGATGACCATGATAACTGCCTTGGGGATACCAATGTGGACTGGGGTCGCGATCATAGTAGGAATCAGCTGAGCCACGGTCATACAAACTGCCATGGCGTGTGCGATCAAATTGCGGAAGAAGTTCAAGTGTCACAGTCATGTTTATCTCCTCAAGTCGTGATTTTAAAATAACCATAAGGCACGCCCACCAAGAAGCACAGATACTCGTCGTCACCGTTTGAGCCTTCGGCCTCGTGAATCCAGCGCAGTGCTGTGGCACGATCTTTTGCACCAGCGCCCATTAAAGTTTGAACACGAGCTTCAAACTCAAAAGAAGCTTTTTGCTCCAGGGCCTGGCGTTCGATCTCGGCATCAGCAATGGCCATGCCCAGCACCCGGAACTCAGCTTCAAATTGCTCCAGGGTCCAGGCAGAAGTGTCAATATGACGTGGTCGGAATCCATATGCATCCTTGTGCATATCCCAGTATTGGCAGGCATACTGGTCAAGAGTGCTCATGTCTTCCCAGCTGGGAAAGTCCACAGGGTTTGAAGTGTTGGTGCTGTGCATCTTGGACTCCTTTCAGTTACTATACAAGTATTATAGCAAAATGGCTTTTTTTGGTCAACCAAAAACGCAGTGTTGCTTTTACACAACACCGCGCACATCAGTGTTCAAGTTTGGCTTGTGAGTACGGATCATGTCACGTTCCAGGGTGTGTGCTTCTGTTTTACCACGCACCACAGCTAGAACACGAACAGTAAATGACTCAGTCCCGCGCTCGCGCATGCACTCGTACAGTGCCCAGCTCTTGTCTTCGCTACGCGAGCGATACAGGTGTTTCATGCAACGAGTCATAACACTCAGCTTCACGGTTGACGCAGTCTTGGCAGTGACGCCAATGTAGAAGTCTGCACCGCTCTCAATCTGGTAAATGATGTGAGTGCGATCTGAGCGTTTTTTGCGGATTACTTTTTGCTTCATCATGTGTATATTATAGCAAAAGACACATTTTTGGTCAACCAACAGCAACAGAAAAACCCCAGAAATCTGGGGTTTTTTGGTGTTGTATTTTTACAATACCCGGGTACTATTGTATAATATCAAACAAATTCAATATTATCGGTGCGTAGTTGTTGTTTTGCACGTTCGATAATACGCAGTTTATCATTTTCAATGGTTTCGTACGCAATATCTCCCGAAACAAAATCGCATTTGGCCTGGGTGGGAAATGGATATACAATATCTCCACGATCATTTTCTCGGGGAAATACATTAAATGCAATAATGATTTTGTAGGTTTCTTTGTTTTTATTATAGATAATCTTTGCTCGTGCAATATTTGCAACAAGAATCTCGGCTTTGGTCATGGTTGGCTCCTTTGTAGTTGAACTGCAATTATAACGCATCAGGGTTTTTTGGTCAACCAGATTCCAGGGCTATAAGTAACAGCATGACCCAAGACCTTTACCACGAAATCTACACCTCAGAAGTGTTTGAAGCCAGTCAATGCATCTGGCACGAAAACAATCTCATGAATTTCTTGCACAGCATGCTGATCAAGCTGGGATACGAACCCGTGAAAGATGGGCACAAGACCTGGCGCCGCGGTGACAAAACTGTGGTGGTGTGCCTGGTGGACGACTACATTTCTACCACAGAAAATTATGATGTGCCAGTGGCCTATAGATTTGATCGCAACACCACTGTGATCACTGACAACTTTGTCACAAGTCCCACGCTGTACCGGGTGTTTCAGTTGCCCACGTCATGGTTTGGAATCTACAACTATGAACCCAAGCAAACAGACTACAATCCCACACGCAGATTCAACTTTTCAGTGAATCGCATTGACAGCAAACGCCTGTTGTTGTTGTTGGAAATTGCTCTGCGCAGTGAAAAATATCCTGACCGAGACACCCTGGATTTCATCAACTTCAACTGCTGGTCTTGGGAAGGTGACAATGCCACTCCCGAAGGTTTACGTGACAGCTTTGTTCGAGTGTACGAGGCCCTGGAACCACAGTACCGTGAAGTGTATCAAGAGACTTTTGAGCGTTTGCTGGAGAACATGCCATTTCGCAATCATGACATGACCATGGAGCAGGCACACTTATCGGCCTATGTGAACATGGTGGCCGAAACCTACAGCTCAGACACATCCATTGCCTTGAGTGAAAAAACATTTCGTGCCTTGGTAACCCCGGCTCCGTGGCAGTTGTATGCTGGCCAGCATGCTGTGTCATACCTGGAAAGTCTGGGCTTTGACACCCTGCGTGATGTTGTGAATCACAACTACGACACCATTATTGAAAACAAAACCGCAGCCTATGGTGACAAACTGGTGGAGTGGATCTTTTCAGGCGCAGACACATTCACTCGTTTAAGCGAAATGGATCGCACCGAACTGCGACATCGTTGCTTGACCGCGGCCAGAACCAATCAAGCAGTGCTGGCCAGCATGAGTCGTCGTTGGCCCACTGAGTTTGCGGCTTGGTTGCCCGCGGTGATTGATCACATCCGGTAATGTGCGGCGTCCTGTTGATCCAAGGCGCAGTGTCGCCCGAACGCCAACAGGCTGCACTGTCTAGGTTGCGCCAACGTGGTCCTGATTTTGAAGTAGTGCATCAAACAGGATCATGTTTGCTGGCGCAGTCGGTGTTGCACATTACTGGCACTAGAGATTTTTATCACCAACAGCACGACGATGCGTTTGTGTACAACGGCGAGATTTACAACTGGCGTGACTTTGGTCCCACAGCAAATGATACCGAAACTGCTTGGCTAGCAGCCCGGCAGGATCATACCATGTTTGCCAAATTTCACGGTCCTTGGGCCTGGGCCAGAGCCACTCAAGATCATGTTTGGTATGCCACAGATCCACAGGGCGAACGCTATCTTTATCGATATCACACCAGAGACCTCACAGTAGTGGCCAGCGAGGCCGCAGTGGTGCAGGACATAGTGGCAAGTCTGCATCAGGACTGTGAGTACAACAACAAGTGCTGGACCCTGCAAGATCAAACTCCTTGGCAAGATATTCATCGCCTGGAGCCTGGAAGACTCTACTGTGATCATGAGCCACAGCAGAGTCTGGACACTGTGTGGAATTGGATCAGCCCAGTCAAATGCACTGCCCAGGAAGCACAACAAGAGTTTCGGCGATTGTGGCATCAGGTCATCGGCAGCATGACACCACGATGTGACTTTGCCATCAGTTACTCGGGCGGGGTTGACAGCAGCCTGATCCTGAGCCAGTTGCCCAATGCTGAGTTGGTCACGGTCAATATGCTGGGCAAAGACCCCATTGTGGATCGAGTCACCGAATTCCTTACTCCGTCTCAACAGCAACAACTCCGCCAAGTCAACGTGAGTGTTGAACAATATGCAAGTGAATACCGGGCCTTGATCGACCGCACACAGATGCCAGCGCAGAGCTGGAGTTTTGTGGGCAAATGGTTGGTGGCCAAACACATGCAATCTCGAGTGTTGTTCACCGGCCTAGCCGCAGACGAGTTGTTTGGTGGCTATGGCATATACCAACAGCTTGAGTATTCCGCTCAAGGCAGCGCCAGTCCCTACAGCAGCAACGATCATGCAGGGCTATGGGATCAGTGTTTGTCGGCGTACCAGGGCGATCCTAGACCAGCCACCCTGCTCATGGATTACTGGTATCAAGTAGTGGGGTGTGATGCTCCAGGACAGGATAGAATTGCCGGTGCCTGGGGCCGCGAAACTCGTAATCCATTCATGCATCAGTTGATCATGAGATTTGCATTGAATTTGCCCTGGCATTTGAGAGTAAATACAACATGCAAGCCTGTGCTGGCAAATGAGTTTTTACAACATTGGCCCCTGGAGATGTTGTTGCCCAAACAAGGGTTTGCAGGACATGCAAATGACAGCCTGCCTTGGATGGCTGTGGATGTGGAAAACACTGGCGATCGCTACAGAGATTGGAAACAAATTGCTAAAAAGACTTATTATAGCTACACACAGAAACAATGAGCCTTGGACTCATTGGACTACTGATAATTTTTTGACTCCAGAAGCCTTGGCTGAATTAAAATCAATCCCGGTACAAACCACACAGGTAGAACCAGGTCGCAGAGTGGGCAGCGATCGATTTATCATAACTCCAGGTCAACATCATGACACCTTGCCCTATCTCTGCAGACTGTATGATGATTTGTGCCAGGGCCCAACACGACAGTTTTTTGAAATATGCACCGGGCAGAACTTTGCCAATTTGTTTTTGCGCTTGGAAGTAATTTCTGACTGGGGAGATTTTTCTCTAGAACCACATCACGATCACCTGGAGAAAAAACTCAGTGCCATGATCTACACAGACCATGAACAACTGTATCCAGGAACCATGCTTGCAAATGGTTCACGTGTGGAGGCTCAAGACAATCGTTGTTTCTTTTTTGTGCCAGCTACAGACACTGTTCACAGCTATCCGGCCACACACTTTGATCAAGTGCGGCGTTGCTTGATGATCAATTACTGGACCTATAGCGGTTCCAGTCAACCAGTTGATCAAACCACTCTGGCGTGATCTCAGTGCCGGGAAACTCCTGCATGTACTTGGTGAACAATTTCACTGCTTCGTCCTGACCAGGCGTCACTGCGCGAGTCAATGCACTGTTGTATTCATACCAGAACAATCCATATGTGGCCTCTGCATCGGTAAATCTAAATAGGAATTGCTGCCCAGATTCAGCTTGGCACAGCCTGGCAAATTGATCAAATGTTGTCACTGGTTCTAGGTGTGTGTACAAGTGAGCTTGATCCAGTCTGGTGCTGACAAATGCTGGTACTGTGACAATTTCTGGCATGCGCTCTAGACATTTCAATCTGCTGTCTCCGGTTCCTGCTTGAAAGGTTCCGTTGCCAAGATCTTGCAACAGCCACGGTTTCACAATGCCCTGACGCCGAATGTCATGCAGCCACATGTTGAGTTTGACCAAGTTGGCTATGTCATAGTAACACTGTGGTTCGGCCACAAACCCCGCCAGCCCATCATGATTCAACCACTGCATGGCCCACTCACAGAGATCCGCCAGCTTTTGATTGGTCACAATGCGGTCCAGGCCAGCTGTGGGATTGTAAAACAAACAATGAGTTTGGTTGTGTTCCACAAACGGATCATCAGTGGCAGGCCAGGTAAGTTGAGTGAGAGGATTATTCCAGTACATGATCATACTTAGTAAATATCAACATGGATTACAGTGTTTTCTTCAATCAGACTTTGCATGGTGTGGGTTTTGATGACCTGCATTGTGTTTACAACTGCTATGACGTTCCAGTTGACCCTGAACAGGGATGGCCTCTCAAACTGCCTGATATTGAGTTTGGACCACGCACACTGTTGCTGTTGCACTTTCAAGACTTTGTGAACATTCGTGATGGGCGTGTGCTGGAACTGGAACGTGTCGAAGCCCGGTACGGTGCCAACAGCAATCGTGTGGTGGTGACTTATTGGAATCATGGTTTGGATAAAATTTATTCAGGACCCATACAGCTTGTGGAATTCAGCAATCACAACTATGACATCTGCAATGCATTACACAGTCGCAGTGCGGAATGGTTACCAGCCATGCAGACTCAGCGCGACCAAGCCTGGCAATGCCTCAACGGAAGAACCTGCAGGCATCGTCAGCGAGCCTACTGGGCCTTGAGAGACTTGCCCAATGGTGTTGTGACATATGGCACTGAGCGCCCACTGTCAACCTGGGACTACGGCTGTTATCGCGGAACCGAAAACGATGACAATTTTATTGCACTGACTTGGTTGTACGGCCGCACTGCTGTGAACATTGTGACCGAAACCGAGTATGACACTGCTCCGGGCATTGTGAGTGAAAAGACACTAATGGCCATTGCAGCCGGACAGATTCCCATTGTGATTGGGCATCAGGGCATTGTGCAACACTGTCGTGAGCTGGGGTTTGACATGTTTGATGATCTAGTGGACACCAGTTACGACACCTTGCCCAATGATGTTAGACTGGAACAGGCCATACTGCTAAATCGTGACTTGATCATGGGTCATTGTGATTTTACGCCCTATCAAGATCGTATCCGGGCCAATCGTGCCTACTTGCTGGATGACTGGCCCACCCGGATGGAGTTGAGATTCATCCGCGATTGTGAACGCTTGGCTAGCGACTTATTGCCCGCACAAATCGTTTGATATCACCATACAGTGCGTACATAGTGGCTTCTCGACTGCCGTACAGTGTGATACTGGGCTTCTTGCCATTGCGTAGATAGTAAGGGCAAGTCACGTATCGATTCAAGGAAATCAACTGCGCCGGACTTGCTGGGGTGTTTGGTGCAACTTCAAACACATATTTTTCAATTCCCAGTTGCTCGAACACCTGGTACCCAGCCATGCTCAATCTCAAGCCTCCGCCGCCTCGGATGTCTTGCCACCAAAGCTCATTGGCAATTTCTGGAGTTATTACCTGCTCACTAGGAGGCAGTTGATTAATTATGTTTTGAGTTATCTCGTCACGGTTCACAGCAGTGCATCGTGTATCATCTGTGTGTGATTTCGTTCCCAGAACAACCGTTGGTTGTATTTGAGTTTTTCCTGAACAGGTGAGCTCTGTAGTACTTCCATTAGGTCCGGACGATCACATATGTTTTTCAAGTTTTGTACAATGTGCATGACCGGGCCAATGCCGGCATTCATGTCATCGTACCCTTCTTCAAACAGTTCGGGAAAAGTTTGATACCCGCATTGTCTCAATGTGTGCAGACTACCCCGGCAACCATTGATCATAAACGGCATGCCGTAAACTATGGGCCGATAGGTTTTCTCAGTCAAGAATGTACAGTTCCACATGGCATGATGTGTTTCGTTTACCACTTCAATCATGCACTGGCGATGAAGTTCATCTGTGTTGAACCAGCCTACATTCTGTGTGTTGTTGTGACGATCATTGCTGTTCAAGTATGTGCCACTGAGTACTTTGTTTTTTTCCAAGAATATTTTAAAGTCTGGATTACAACTGATACCATAATGAAACACCGATCCCTTGGCCACATAGTGATCCCAGGGCAGCTGGCTGGGCTGGAATGAAATCAATCCATGGCTTTGCAGATCCATGTATTCAAGGTACAAGGCCATGATCAGACGATGCACACGAAGCACGCCACCTAGAAACAAAAACTTGTGTTTGCGATCTGAAAAGTCTGTACTGAGCAGTTCTTGATTGTGAAAAAATTTCTGTGCCTGTTGTTGGTACATGGCCTCGCAGAATGGATAGTAGATCCATTTCACACGCCAGTCTCGGTGATGACCCATTTCCAAACTGTTGGTGCCCAGCAACACTTTTACTGAATCGGCTCTAGTGATACCTATGCGATTCAATCTGGTGCAGAATTGATCTTGCCACTCTTTGAGTGTTCGGTCGTCAAAACTTTCGTGTGTGAATACCACCAGTAGATCCAGCATGCCTTCGTTGACTTTGTCACGTACATCAACTGGTATCACAGACAATGCAGCATGGTCTTGTAGATGATGTATGGTTCCGCAAAACATCAAATATTGACCTGGTCTCTTGATGTCTGGAGTGTATTCACGAACTTCAAAATATTTGGCTGAGTCTCGGAATTGATTTAACTGATTGATAAAAATATCAGTGTTCCACCCATGTGGCTTGGTGGTGGGCCACAGTTTGTGAAATTCATCGGGACTCTGCCATTGCATTGTGGCAGGATCTTGGTGAGAATAAATTCGGATCATGGAAAAATAGTGTTGCCTTGTTGCAGTAGAACCACTGTAAATTTTTCAGTTTTGAATTGGCTGTTGAGTTTGCGAGCCAGATTCCTGGCATGGCCAGGGTTGCTAAAACTGACTTTTTTATACTTGGGCCCGGGATACTGCGTGAGCATGTTGGTGGTTTTTAAGTTAATGGGCTTGGAGTCGTAGAACACTGCCCACACACCTTCAGAGGCCAGGACCTGTTCAGTCTTGTAAGTCTGTTTGTTGGTGTGTTCGATTAATATTTGCGGCTTGGGTCTACTCATCATTAACTCCTAGTATTATTTATGTCATTAACTAGGGTTTTTAAAACTACCACCGTTGACCACAATGTCCAAGAGTTCCTGTGATTCTTGCTGTGTAGCTGATTCGTGTACATTTTGCAAGGCCAACAACAGTTTGGTAATATCTGCATGCAAATCCTTGGCATCACGCAAGGTCATCACAAAATCACGTTGGCCACGTGCTTCATGTGCCTTGATGCTGTCTATGAAACGATTGATATGCAGGCTCATTATTTTCTTTCGCCAAACAACTGCAACAAATTCAAGAACAAGTTGATAAAGTCCATGTACAGGGTGAGCGCACCGCTTACTTCGGCCACATCACTGGTTTCTGTACTCAGTTCCTCACGAATCTTTTGTGTGTCATATGCAGTGAGTCCCAAGAAGATTATGATGGCCAAAGCTGAGATCACCATCTGCATCACAGTTGAGCCAATGAAGATGTTCACAATGCTGGCAATCACAATGGCAATCAAGCCCACAAACAAGAACCGGCCCAGGCTGTCTAGACTCTGTTTGGTAAAGTAACCATAGCCACTCATTACCCCAAACAGTATGGCTGCACCCATGAATGCACTCACAATCGACCCCATGTTGAACACTGCAAAGATTGTAGCAAAACTCAAGCCCATCAAGGCAGCAAAACCATGCAGGCATAATTGTGCTACGCCTTTGCTGGGATTATTGCCCAACACATAACCAACACCAAAAATTGCCACCAGGGGTGCCAAGATCACAATCCACTTTAGTACACCGGTAAAGAAGAACTGCAACAGTTCTGGTGTGGTGCCCACAAAGTAGCTGACCAACATACTCACAATCACTGCCATGCTCATGTGTCCATACACACGGCCCATGGCCGAGTTGATTTCACTGGCACTGCGATAGGCCACACTGTTATAACTGGTTTCAAACATGATTTATCCCTTGGTTAAAAATGTATTTAATACTGGTGCAGTCCAGCCCATGGGCTTGAGCACTTTGCCATCTTCTCGCTTGCGCACTTTGCCTGTTTCTCGATCAATCTTGGCAAAGTTGGTACGCATGACTTCTTTCCAGGCACCTTCGGCATCGGCACCCATGCTGTGTATGGCACCAATTGTGACCACAAGGATGTCAATCAAGGCATCCAAATCGCCTTCCATGGTGGTGCTTTCTTCTAGCTCTTTGACTTCCTCTTGAATGAGATTGTAATAGAGACGATACTGGTCAATGTTTTCAACGTTTGTGGTTTGATCACAAGCGTTCATGAATTTTTCTTGATCACGAAACGGATTTGTCACGGGCTTCTCCTTCGGTGTGAAATGGACCCTGGTACGGGTAACGTTGAAGTGAAATCAACTTGGGGTTTTGAACTGCTTTCCAGTTCTTGTGTTGTTTGACTGCATACCAACCTGCGGCATACCAGGACTTGGACTTGGAGTCACGAGTAAACAACGGCAAACGGTGTTTGACGTCCCATAGTGGGTTGTAAACACGACCTGATACTTGGTAACCGTGTACATGATTAACTGCTGATTTTACCGGCCGGTTGGCTTTTTCAAATTCAATGTTGGCTGCACGACCCGCCATCTTGATAGTTTTGTATCGAACCACTTGATCTTGTATGCGAACAACAACACCATCATCTTGGGCTTCGACCTGTCCAATCTTGCGATCGTCTTTTTTGAGAATCCAAAATCTATTAGCTACTACTGGCAGTGCTTGAATCATCTAATACTCCTTGGTATGTTTTGTTGAGCCAGCGTCCAATTGTATCGGCGTGTTCGCTGAGCTTGATTAAATCGTATCGGCCACAGAACTTCATAAAGTGTGCGCCAACCATGCCAATGTCACGATGACTGATTTGTTCACGTATTACCGAATCCACTGTGTGTTT